TTAGCGCCAGCGGTAAATGCTGCTGCTCTTCTGTTCGTTCGCCGCCGTGGCAACGAAATAGCCCAGTGCAAAGCCAAGGGCACCGACGACGGTCAACACGGATGTTGCGGTGCCTGGGTTTTCCTTGACGGCTTCAACCACATTGTGGCCCTGAACCTTTACCGTCTGTGCGGCAGTCTGGGCTGCACGCTGAAGACGGCCACTGGCTTCGTCTACGAATTCCGAAGCATCGTTCGAAAGCGTACCGGCACGTGCCGAAACGGATTTGGACAATGACGAAATCTGCGAACGCAGCTCCGCAATCTGATTCTCTACTGTATCTTCGACAACATTCAATTTGGTCTGAGCCATCTGAAATCACCTCTTGCTGTTTCCGAGGTGGTAACGCAGTAGGCGAACGAATGTTCCGCAGTGCAGCGATAATGATTTTTTTTGGGGGGGGGCTGGAAAATTGTCTTGATGGCGGAGAGGATGGGACACTCTCTTCCAGCATCTTCTATGCCCTGAGTAGCTTGACTTGTAGGTCCTCTGGAGGTCTACGTGGGGGAGCGATTTGGGGGATAGGACCTTGGCGAACTCACAATATCTGGAATGGCACGGCCAGCAGTGGCGCGTAGTTGTCGTTATTCCACGCAAACTCCAAGATATTTTAGGCCGGACCCGCTTCAAGCATCCACTCGGAACGCCAGACCTCAAGACCGCTAACGAATTGAAATGGGCAGTCGTCGCCCGCTTTAAGGATGCCATTGCGCAAGCCCGAAGGGCGGCGGCGTCTAATAATCCTCAAGAGGCAGCGGCCCTCAAGGCACGTCTCCACGCAGGTGATGAGGGTACCCAATATTGGATAGACACGGAGGCGCGGCGCATACAGGCCGACCAAGGCAATGACGCGGCGAAGGCATTTTATGGTCTCGCCAGCGGCATCACTACTCCTCTCACTCTACACCAAGACACCTTCCTCGCCTTCAAGTCAGACTACCGGCTGAAGACACAAAGTGATTTCAAACGGGTCCTCACATGGCTGGATGACTGGTTAAGGCAAGGCCACCATGCGGCGATACTCGAAGGCGTGACCAGAAAGGTTGCTGGACAATTCATTGAGCAACACCTTTGCGTAGGACGTAGCCGGGACAAGGCTTCTGCCTATCTGGGGTTCCTTCGAGAGTATTGGAAATGGCTGGTCCAGCGTGGACACTGTGAGGATAACCCATGGATTGGGCAACCGCTACCAGCCACCAAACGTACACCCAGAACTGCGGAGCCGGACGGAGGGAAACGACCCTACACGGACGATGAAATCTCTACCCTTCTGTATGGACCAGTTGAGGCGCACATGCGTCCGCCGACCAGTCTCTATCTTGCAGACCTCATGCGGTTGGCGGCTTTGTCTGGGATGCGTCTAGAGGAGATTTGCCAGCTTCGAGTTGCCGACTGCGGAGGCGGATGCTTCGAGGTGAGGGAGGGTAAGACCCAAAACGCGGAACGATCCATTCCCATCCATCCTGACCTAAAGAAAACGGTCGCTAGGCTTACTGCCAAGAGGAAACCAGACGCCTTCCTTATCGATGGTCTGCCAGATGTGCCGGTCTCGCGTGAAGGCCGTTCTGACCCTGCCTCGAAGGCATTCTCAAGGTATCGCCGTAAGATGGCCGTGGATGAGAGGCCGAACGACAAAGCCAAGTCCAACGTGGATTTCCACTCTTTCCGCCGCTGGTTCATCCGTAAGGCGAGAGACGCGATGCACGAACCTAACGCCGGTTTCGATGCGTGGACGCTTGCAGATGTCGTGGGGCACGATGACGAGGGCGTCAAAGACCTACTGAAGCTGACCATGAGACACTACCCCGGACCTTCAGGCGACAAGGCGAAGAGGGCCTTGGTGGACGCCGTAGTCCTTCCAATCCCAAACCCATCATCCAAATGACAAGGAGAGACACCGTGAGCAACGACAATGGCGACTTTGGCCCTGTAGGTTCGCCACCTTCAGATGAGGAAACCATGAAGCTCCTTCGTAACCCATCGTGGGCTATCGGTTGGGCGCTTGAGAACGTGCCGGACGAACTCTTCAAGTTCTTTACCGAGTACAAAGAGGATCATGATGACTACCTATGGTCCATCAATATGACTGCGTGGATTGAACACGTGCGGTCCAAATAATTCCCCACCTTCCGGCCTCACCATCACCAAGAGAAACATACGCAATGACAAAGACCATGACGCAGAAAACACAGACGCAGACATTCCAAACCCTTGAAGCCGCCGCCACATGGGCGATTGAAGCGGTAGATGAAGGGCGTCTAGATCGTGGTGAGCTTTACGACTTCATCAAGGATGCCCTGGGCGGCAACGATATGGCGCACTGGTTGGATGAGGATGCCATCCGCAAGGAAACAGCCGAGAATATTGGCAACACACACTAATCTCTCCCTCCAGTCATTCATGGTCTTGCGTTATGACAAACACGAAAATTCTTCAGGCCCAACTCGAAGCCAGCCTCTTTATGAGCGGTCAGTCCGAAGGCTTGATGATGCCTGTTACGGTGTTATCAAGTTTTCTGGGAGCGGCCCTCTACGGCGTCCACAACGCACGGTACAGTAAAGATGTCATGTCGCTGGAGGAACTTGGTGACATAGTGGGCATACCCCCAACCTCGATGTCCACACACCTACGCTACCTCTCCCACAAGTATCGCGAAGGGAAGGAAGGCATGGGCCTTGTTTTCCTTGCACCCCACCCAGAGAACGGGCGTAAGAAGACCTTTGGATTAACGCAAAGCGGGATGGCAGCGGTGCAGCATCTCGAAGGAATTTACCTCAACGCCCTACGATAAGCCCAAGACCAGAAACCCCGGCCAAGATGACGACTTGCCGGGGTTTTCGTTGCGTGAAACAATAGGGACCTACTTGATAAACTGGAGTGGTCTCGGAGATGAAAACCATGCGTGACCTTGCCACCAAGGAAGACCTCAAAACTGCCATGCGGTGGATGACGGTAGCGGTTGGGCTGGAGATAATCGCCGCCTTTGGAATTCTGCTTCTCATGTTGCCGCATGTGCTCAAGGGGTGACACCTAAATGTCCTCCTACTTGATAACCGTCAGGCAATTGTAGGGTATTTGATAGACGTACGTGGATTTCAGGCCAGCAGGTGGCAATAGGTGCGTACTTGATAATACGCTTCTACTTGATAGTCGGTACGGCGAAACAATAGGCCTGTACTTGATGAGCGCAATCGCGCATCCAGCAATAGGCTGGTACTTGATAGACTGTTACCTTTTACAAGCCGCTATACGCAAGCTTCCGACCTCCCGCCATGTCTCATTGCATGGTTTCATGAACTGATATGCAAATACGCATAGCTTGTTCTATCTAATCAGTGGCCCTTTTCAGTCACTTCGAGAACTAGACCCTCAGTCAACATCACCAGTTACTCAGCATCGCGCCGCATCATCCCGGCCCGCGAGTAGCCCCTCCACTTCCATTCATAAGGAAACCTCAACATGGATAACCCCGTGACCCCTCCGCATGACCAATCGCCAGCCACTCCCACGAACGAAGACGAACTCCTCCAGCGGGCGATGGCAGAACTGGAGGCCGAACTTCCAGCCACGCCTTCAGGAACGGTGACCCAAGAGCAGATCGAAAAGGATCGCAACTCAGGCCTTCTTGGAGCCGTCAATCAAGCCATTGCACCTCCCCAGATACTGGACGCTGCGGCATCCGGGGTTCTCGAAGCAGGCATGGAGACAAAGGACTTCATTTTTGGGGAGCCAGAGGATGCTGATAAGTCTCTCTTTCGTCAGGCCCATGAGGCCAACTCAAAGGAAATCAAGCAGAGTGGTTCCGTTAACTCCGCCGCCTACAGCATCTCCCAAATGGTTGCGGGTCTTGTAGGCGCTGGCAAGCTCATGAGACCCTTCAAGTTCCTTCAGGGTCTACGCAAGGGCAGCAAGGTGGCACGGGCAGGCTACGAGGTTGGCAAGGGTGCGCTTGCATCCACCGTTGTCCTCGATCCCCATGAGGAGCGTCTGTCTGATTTGGTCGAGGAGTACCCCGCCCTCCAGAACCCAGTGACGGACTACCTCCAGTCCGACCCGCAAGACAGTACCGCTGAAGGCCGCTTCAAGAACGCCGTGGAGTCTATCGGTCTGGACTTCGCCCTCATTGGTGCCGTGAAGGTCGTCAAGCTCCTCCGCGCTGGAAGGCAGGATGATGCCCTTAAGGAAATCAAGAAGCTTGAGACGGAGACGACTGCTTCCGTTGATCGCGTGGCGGAGACCCGTGGACGCCTTGTCGAGGAACCGACACAGCAAACTACCACAGCGGCCCGTACAGAGTCTCCAGCGCCAGACGGCACACAGATAGCCCCCACACCCGCGAATGCCGCTACGGAAGCGTCTGGAGTCAAACAGGCGGATGTTGCGAAAGCAGGTATGTCCCTAAGCGACGACGACTTGGGGGCAATCTTAAAATCCTCCAGAGATGAGGACGCCGCTATACGGAAATACGGCTCCAGAGAGGCGGCAACTGAAGCGGGTCAAGTTGCTGCCCGCACCTCATCCCTCCCATGGCAAAAGCTTCGAGGCACCCCAGAAGTCATGGACTTTGTGAATCAGTCCGCACGTGTCCTCAAGTCTCAGATGGATGAGGCGAAGGGTGGTGCCGTTCTGTCAGACACCAAGCTTTCCGAGATGGTGACTGCCAGAGCCGAGTTGTTTGGAGAAGACCCGATGCTGGTTATGGGGCAGATCAGAGAGGCCGGGGAGGCGGCAAGCACCATGGCTGCAAACATGGAAGCCTCCTTCCTCATTGCAAACCGCATGATGGGAGAAACCTACGATCTAGCTTTCCGGGTTCGCAATGGAATGCTGGATGACTGGGGTGGTGACGCTGCACGTGCCAGTGAAGAACTTAAAGCACGTCTCGCGGCCTCTGCCGACCTACTGGCAAATGCCCGTTCCATGGCTTCCAACAGCGGTAGGGCCTTGCGCCGTCTTCGTGGTCAGCATCAATTCAGCGTGGAGGACCTCGCCAAAGTGAAGGATATGGACGGCGAAAAGCTGGCAGACCTCATCTTCCAATCCAAGGGTGACCCCAAGAAGTTGGCCCAGATCGCGAACCCCACGTTCCTCCGCCGTGTCATGGATGAAGGAGCCTACTCTCTCACCAACAGCCTGCTTTGGCTCTACCCCACTCACGTCACCAACATCACGTCCAGCCTCATCATGCTTGCGGGCCGTCCCACTGAGAAGTTACTGGGGTCTCTTGCAATCGCGCCAAAGGCGGGGGGCGATATCATCCGGCAGCAAGCCTTGCGGGAATATGCCTTCACGGTTGGTGCGCTAGGTGACGCATGGACGGCCATGAAGGACGCGTTCGTGCGTGGTGACTCAATCCTCAGTCCTCACAACACGGAGTTCTTCCAAGGCGGCGGCAACCTCAAGACGACACAGCAGGCCCTCCCGTGGCGTCCAATAGAGGGCATCTCTGACCTTGCCTACAATGCCGTGGTCTCTGCCAACTATCGTAACATCGTAGGTCTACCAACTCGCGCTTTGGGAGCCGTGGACGAGTTCTTCAAGACCCTTCGTTTCAGGGCATATGTACAGGCAGAAGCAGCCGTAAAAGCACGTGCGCAAGGTCTAACGGGTGACGACTTTGAACGCTTTGTCCGGGAGAGGATGGAGGCGGCGATCGATCCCGCTACAGGTCAGGCATTAGACCAGAAAGCACTCCGGGAAGCCCAGATCACCACGTTCCAGCAAGACCTCTTGCCGGGAACTGTAGGGTCTAGCATCCAGATGATGCGGTCAAGACATCCCGCTCTAGTCTTCGTGCTGCCATTTGTGAAGACGCCTATCAACGTTCTCCGCTATGGCTGGAAGGTGACACCCGGCATCAACCTCCTCCAGAAGGAGTTCCGCGACAACCTTCGTGGCATCAATGGGTCTGAAGCAAAGGCTCATGCCGTGGGACAGATGGCTCTAGGGTCCACCTTCATGGCCCTGTCCGCTACGATGGCACTCAACGGCAAACTGACAGGTGGCGGGCCTAGCGATCCGAAACTCCAGAAGGAACTCCGTGCCGCAGGCTGGCAACCCTACTCGTACATCATCGACAGGCCGGACGGCGCGAAAACTTACATTCCCATGGGCAAGCTTGATCCGGCATCCATGGCGCTCTCCATGACGGCGGACCTTGTGGAAGCCATGCGACACGACCCAGAAGGCACGGAAGCGGAGAAGGGTATAGGTGCGCTGGCCTTGGCACTTGCGAAGAATTTCTCTGACAAGACCTTCCTCCAGAACATGCACAAAGCCCTTGAAGCATTGAGCGACACGAAGGGTGACAAGGGGGAGAAGTACCTTGCCAACCTAGCCGGAAACACCATCCCCATGTCGTCGCTGCTTCGCGGCGTCAATCCAGACCCCTACATGCGGGAAGCACGGACCTTTATCGATACCATGCTGAAGAACATGCCGGGATATTCCGAAAGGTTGCCGCCTACACGGGATGTCTTTGGGGAGCCTCTGGTACGTCGTATCGCCATCACCAGCAGTACGGAAGCGGACACCGTTGAGTCGGAAGTCACCCGCATCATGTTGGAGACGGAAAAGGCAGGTGTAGGTAGACCCGATCCGGGCTTCGAAGGTCTGGACCTCCGCGACATCACCCTAGAGAACGGCCAAAATGCGTACGACCGTTTGCAGGAACTCGGAGGCCAGCTTCCCGGCAGGCCATCCCTCAAGGCACACCTTGCAAGGCTCATCAATTCACAGGCCTATCAGGACCTCCCAGATGGTGACTCTGATGTGAAGGGGACAAGGCTTCATGCCCTTGGCAAGTACGTACAGCAATACAGGGAGGGTGCGAAGAATGCACTGCTCCGCCTCCACCCGGAACTCAGGCCTTACATAAAGCAGCGTCAGAGAGATGCCCGTGGGGCCTTCATCAAGAACCGTCAGCAGCGCCTTCAGGGTGATCCGAGTGCGCAGGAGCTTTTGGAAGCCCTTCGCGGGCAGGACTGACAGCAGGGCGGGGAGCGATCTCCGCCTTCTTCTTTTCAACAGGACATCGAAACCATGACACGTCAGCAGATAACGGATGTCTCCGCCCCGGAGCGCATCCAAGGCATAGCCGCGCCCGTAAGCACCTACGTCAGACCAGCAGACCCCGGACGTTCGCCGTTAAACGAGCTTGCTGAAGGCCTAGCGGGGTTCGATCAAGGGCTCGGCTCCTTCATGCAGAAGCGAAAGGCAGAGACGGACGAGGCGGACAAGGTAAAGGCCATCACCGACTTCCACCGCAATAACCAGAAGGGCTACGCCGATGCAGTGCGGGAAGGTCTCATTCCGGCCACCGCCTCCAAAGCCTATGTTGAGTGGTATAAGAGGCAGCAAGGCCATCTTGCGGGCCTGAAGCTTGGCGACAAATTCAACCTCGACTATAAGCAGTGGGGAGGCCGCGATACGGCAGACTCCACGGGGTACTCGAAGTTCGTTTCCGACTGGATGGCGAAGAACGTAGGCAGTGAGCAAGACTCGGATGTACTTTCCGGTTTAGCGCCTCACTTAGACCAGCTTGCTACCAACGGGTATGATACCTTCAGCCGAGACAGGGACGCCTCCCTGAAGTCCAAGTCCAAGGCAACCTCCGGCGCGATCCTCACCGATACGGTCTTGCGTTCGCAGGAAACAGGGCGCGTGGAAGGCTCCGTGGATTATGATGCCTTGTGGGGCAACCTCATGACACAACGTGAGGAGGCCATTTCCAAAGGTGAGCGCGGGGAGGACTTCGACCAGCTTATTGTAGACTCGGTGCTCCTTCAGGCGGAGGAGGCAGGCGATACCGATCTCCTCACAATCTTGGATAAAACACTTCCCGGACATGAACTGCCGATCTCACGCAACACGGATGTCCGGGAGAAGATACTCAAGGCCCGTGACGGCATCGAACGGAAGCAGGCAGCGGATGTGACCGACCGTGCGCAGGTCCGTGAGAAGATCGAAAAGCGGCAGCATGAAGACCTTCTATCCGTTGCCATCGTGTCGTTGTCTCAGGGTGAAGATGTCCCTGAAGAGGTCATTCAGCAGCTTTCCAGACGTGACGGCGAAATCCGCTACAAGCTGGCGAAGTACAACAAGGAGTACGGGGAGCTAGGCATTGAAGAGGACCCTACATCCCTCATGCACGTGTATCAGCAGATCGATGAAGGCGCTGGTGCCAGCTTCGTTACTGACATGCGGGATAAGGGCGTCATTCGCAAGCCTGAGACATTCCTGAAGGCAATCGACCGTATCAAGGCCGTGAGGGAGGCATCCACTGGGGCAGGCATCTTCAACTCCCCGACCTACAAGGATACCGTTAAGTTCATCACCGCAAGGACAGACAGGCCCGTTGATGAAAGAGACCCTACCGGCGACAGGATATTCTCTGATGAGACCATGGAGGCCCTCTATGACTACCGAAACAAGGTTCTCGACTGGTCCCTGAAAAACCCTGATGCAGGACCGGTGGAGCGGGAGCGGGCAGCGAAAGAAGCAGGCGACTTCATTCGGTCACGGCTTCAAGAGGACATACTGGCGGGAGCCAACATCTACACCTACCGTAGCGAAGCGGACGAGAAGGCCGGATCGCAGAAGTCGTCCACTGAGGCAGGACATGGAGGCTATACACCCAGTGCCTCAGACCGTCCCGGAGTGGGTAATACTGCTAAACCTTCTCCACTGGATGGCCTCGCCCCGCAGCATCGGCAAGCTGTTGAAACGCTGGCGAAGGCAAAGGGTCTGACACTGGAAGAGGCGCAGCAACTCCTTCAGCAGCGTATCGATCGTCTCCGTAGCGGGAAGTAATCGCTACAATCAATTGGGCGGGCAATCCGGCCCGCTCTTTCCATCAGAAAATATTGGAGAACCATATGGACGCCGACCGCCTGAGAGCGGCGCTTGCGAATTTGCGCCCAGAAGACAAACTCGCCGCGACCGTGGCGCACTGGAACGAGACCCCCAAAGGAAGAGACGACAAGAACGCAAGTGCTTGTAGCTACGCCGTGGCAATCCTCATCAATCGCCGTGTGCGCTGGATCATGTGGGGCAATGGTTACGCCCCTGAAGCAATTCCTCCAGTCGTGTTCGCGATAGACTCATTGCTGAAGGTTGTTCCTGAAGGACGCTATGTTGAGGTGTCCGCATTGCGCGACCTTTACCGCTACATCGCGCTAGGCGGCATTGGGCGATACGCCATGCAGCACTCAGGCATGACTAAATCGGGAAGCCATCTTGGTTGCTATCCGGCCATCGGCAATATCATAACCGCCAGCGATCAACACAGATGGTCCCTTTCCCTTCAGCCGCCGCTCAAGGAGGCCCGTGGATATGCGGAGGCTATCGCCGTTGCGCGGGGTACCGCCAAATCCGCCGCCCTGAAGCATAAGCTAGATCACACCCCCACCGTTGAAGCATACCCTAAGCCCGTGATCGTGGAGGAGCACGTAAATGACTTCCCTGCGTGATGACCTTAGCGACAACCCGCCCGCCGTCTTCTTGGACCCGTGGTTGACGGCTCAAGGTGATGCCCTGAAGCAGCTATCCGAGAGCGTAGTGGAGACCGTGGAGCGGAATATTTCCACCCAGTTCACCCGCCAAGCGCGGCGTGATGCAATCCAGCGGCGGCGGCTTGTGGTGGAAAACATCATGGCAAACGCCACTACCATTGCACTCAGGCCGGATATTGACCCCGCTCATCATCTCGCAGTCTCTACGGAGAAGAGGAAGCCGACGCGGTATGACAGGGCAGACTACCCGCAGAGCCTCCTTGCGCCAATCCTTGTGGCGTTGGACGCCGAGGGAATCGTGAGGCGGCACCCGTACGTCTTCAAGCAGCGAACCACCACCGTAGAGCTAGAGGCCGACTTACGGGCCGCTATAAGGCTACGTGGGGTTTCCCTTTCGGACGTGGGCAGAGTGCGTGGCGCGGAGACCATATGGCTCAACGCGAGAACCGGGGAGACCGACTTCAGGGACCATTCCCCATTGAAGCATCGGGTCTCCTACCGCGACACCACCGAGTCGGACGCCCTGCGTAGCGAGATGGATCGGGTCAATGATTTCCTCACACAGGCGGACTTCCGCTTTACGGGAGAGGGTCAGGGGCCAGTAGCGTTGCGCCGCATTTTCCTTCTTCGATCAGTACATGAAGCCCATGCGTTCAATCTCAGTGGTCGCCTCTTTGGTGGTTGGTGGCAAGACCTCAACTCCAACCTAAGACACCTGATTACCATCGCGGGGCAGCCTATCGCAGATTTAGACTTTTCATCCTGTTTTGCCAATCTCGCGTATGTCCGCGCCAAGGGGCGGCTGTTCGAAGGAGACCCTTACGATATTCCCGGACTGGAGGAGCACAGGGGTGCTGCAAAGATAGCCATGCTTTCGCTTCTATCACGGTCGTCGGACATGCGGCGGCTTTCATCAGAACTCAAGGCGGCACTACCTGAAGGCTGGACGGCAAGGCGGCTGGTGCATGCGTTCAGTCATCGCCATCCTGTCTTGGCGGACAGCTTCGGGCGGGACATCGGGGTGGAGCTTATGGCGACGGAAAGCAGGATCATGGTGGCATTGCTCTTGAAGCTGGAGACGTGTGGTATCGCCGCCATGGGTCTGCATGATGGGGTACAAGTCGCCGTCTCTGACAAGCAGAGGGTCATAGAGGTGATGCACGAAGTTTCGGAAAGGGAACTTGGTGTCCCGCTGCCCGTGACGGAAAAGACGATAAGGGGCCAATTGAAACAGTGATGGAGGCCGCTTAAATCTGGTCTGCGATATGGGGAGCGCGGGGGAGCCAGATGCAGTTGAAGTTCAAGATAAACTTGATGGATGATGGGTCTGTAGTGACGCGGGACGGCGAATACCTTGGGACGTGGGAGCTAGACGCCGAAGACCACCCTAGCTTCACACCAGATGGCCACACCGAGCAATTGTTATGGTCGCCGTGGGTAGGCCTGCTTTGTGAAGAAATCGAACAGTGGCGACAGCAACAATCGCGAGACCCGGAGACTGCCTGATGCAACGGCCTATGCGTGATGACCATTAACTTGCTGCTAAAGGGGTAGTCCTCCTGGGGTCTCCTCTAAGTGTTGAATGTTGGCCTATCTTCATCATCGGCCTACTACTCGACGGAGCTTGCATTAATGCTCAAAGTGACTAAGACCATCCCGTATAAACTTAAGGTGTCGGGGAGGTAATGGATGAAATCCTACCCATCTATAGGACAACCACCTGAAGCACTGTCTTCCTGCTTCCCCACTATGATATTACAGGGTCTACCAGAGTTCACGGTCGCGCCGAGGAGCTTCCCAAACGGACTCATCACTCACCCCGAAGAAATAGTCCTGCCCGCAAGGCATACACTTATAGAAATCTTGTCTGGACGCAGTCACGTTTTGAAACTGTAGGACCGACCTTTTGCCCATCTCGAAGCAGGCAGGGCAGACCCTATGAGGCGGCTCTCCAACCGCTGCCTCTGCCTTCAGCTCGTACGCAAAGGTCTTGCCGCCGAAATCCTTGAGGGTGTACCTTGCGGCGGTATTTTTCCACCCCTCTATGTCCGATACCTTCCGCTTCAACTCCGCGTTTTCCTGAAGTAGTTCGAAGAGTTGGGTCTGAGCGGTCATGGCAGATGACTGCGCGGCTAGAATGAGGTCTTGCATCTCGATGACCTTGCCCTTCACCGTGGACATGTCGTTCACTTCCTTGACTGTCTTCGCTATATCAACAGCAGTCTTCAGGGTCCCGGCAATTCCAGATACAAGAGTTAGGTCAACCATCTTCATCGCTCTCCGTTTCAACAAAGTCCTACATGCCATGGTACCGCAGAACCGTCAAAAACAAAAAGTGAACAGCGGTGGGGCTGGAGGTGACGAACCGGACGGATTACTCCATGGTCCTGCGTGACGTAATCTAGGAGAACTCAATGTCCACACCTTGTGCTGTCTGGGACACCCAAACCCTTCAGAGTGGCCCCGTGGCTGATCGAGATGCTGACTACTACGATTCTCCTAGAGCAGGCGGAGAGTACATCATAACACGGTCTGCCAAGTCAGAACTTCACTACCTCAGCACCAGACAGAAAGCATACCTCACTACGTGGCTAATAGCACAGCGAAGGGCAGGAAACGATCAGCCCACGATAACGGTAGCAGAAATCAAGATAGCAGAGGCTGCAACGGCTAAGAGTTTAACGGCTCGACGCGATAGTATGCTTAACGCGATACAAAATCATTCCTCTGGCCTAGGGCAGTCGGTGACTTACAGTAACGCTAATATATTGCCGTACATCTTGGCTGAGACAGAGTCTTTGCAAATATTTGAGGTATCTGCAATCGTCAGATTTTGCACAAATGATGGACTTATTTCGTCCTATGGCAACGACATTTCACTGACCTATAGTGGTTACTCCCGCCTTGAAGAGCTTAGTTTCAAGGCATCTTCGTTAACACAGGTGTTTGTTGCCATGTGGTTTGGCTCAGAGGTAGCGCAGGCTTACAACGAGGGTATAGTCCCTGCCATCATCGACGCCGGTTACAAGCCCATGAGGATCGACCAGAAAGAGCACAACAACAAGATTGACGATGAGATCATCGCGGAAATCCGCCGCTCACGCTTCCTTGTGGCTGATTTCACGTGTGGCCTTGTCGAAGCTGACAGGACGATGACTGCAATTCCGAGAGGCGGCGTTTACTACGAGGCGGGCTTCGCGCAAGGACTTGGAATCCCGGTCATTTGGTGCTGCCGTGAGGACCATATAAACCACGTTCATTTCGACACCCGACAATTCAACCACATCACTTGGACGACTCCTGAAGAACTCCGAGAAAAGTTGCGGAATCGTATAGGTGCCGTGATTGGTGACGGCCCTGGCGCTATATGAAAATACGGCCTGCGCGATCTCGTAGTTAAATCGCCGCGCCCCCGGCTATAATGCTGCTGCGGCTAGTATGATTGAGACGAAGCCCAAGACTAAGCTTGCGATCCCGTTTACGCCCGCGAGTGTTGGCGAGCGCAGGAGTCGCATGATTTCAGGCCAAAGAGGATCAGGGGTATCAACCAGAGTTTCAGCCGCCTCAATTAAAGCCAAAGCGTTCGCTGTCTGGACATTTGATAGCTTTGCCTTTTCGATAATGATCCGCATCTCTCCAAGTATGTTACGAAGCTCCGACTTCTGGTTCTCCGATAAGTCAAACCTGCCGGTCCATGCCGTACTATCAAAAGTTGCGGGCATTTGGCCGTTCTCGACTGCATCAAGACCTGCTGCCGTAATCTGGAATAAACGCCCGCCCGACATCTGGTAGGCCTGACGTGTTATAATCAATCCTACGGACTCTAGGTCATCGGTCAAAGCCAGGAGATACTGGTTCGGCTTGGTAAGACCAGTGTTCTTTTTTATTGTCGGGATGGTGCAAAATCTTTCATTTCCGGATGCAAGTCGGTCGTACAGATACCTAAGAATGGCTTCCTGATCGCTTCGGGCGGACACGTATTTCTCCATTGTTTCAATAACAGTTTGCAATCCTTGATTTAATGAAGTTTCATTCAGGAAGATAGCGGGACCTCACGCAGCGGCGCTAAACAATGAATTCGATCTAGATTGTGCAACGCCTGTCTTATCCTCCTTTTCCTGAACCTGGTGGCAGGATTGAGGACGCCAAGCGACGGTAGGGACCATGTCGACCGGGTGAGGTAGCAAGCTTTGGTTAGATTTGCTGAATATGAGGAGAAGTTTGGTATGATCAATTATTCGGGGTTGTCGCGGCCTAAAAGCATAGCTGCGCCAATTGACCCAATCGAAATTTTCAAAAAGACGCCTAATCTTGGCCAAGCGCCAAATGATCTTTGGAAGGGGCAGGCTGAGGCTCTTTCGACTTGGCATGTTAATAGAAGACTTGATGACAATGTTGTTATCCTCAACACAGGTGCCGGGAAATCCATAGTCGGCGTACTGATTGCGCAAAGTCTTGTAAACGAGCAGATTGGGCCGGTAGTATACGTTTGCGGCACAATAGACTTGGTGAAGCAGACCGTTCGCGAATGCCAGAGGATCGGCATCAAACACTCCACTAGGACGAGCGGGGCGTTCGACAATGATCTTTTTGAGACAGGTAAAGCATTCTGCATCACAACTTACGCCGCACTGTTCTCTTCATTGACTCCTTTCAGAGGAGACAAGTCCCCAAAGGCTGTACTGTTTGATGATGCGCATGTGGCCGAGCGGATGATCCGTGACGCTTTCACCGTGAATGTCCAGAAGCGAACTCATCCTGACCTCTTCAAAGACCTCGTCTCGATCATACGTCCAGAGTTCGACAATGTTGGGAAACTTGCCCACCTGAACTTTGTACTTGATGATATTGGGCTTAGGTCAGTCACAATGGCCCCTCCTGCGACAGCGTACAGAAATCAGCAAGCGATTCGCGAAGCCTTCAAGCAACACGAGTATCGAAAGAAGCCGGACTTAATGTTTGGGGTGATACAACTGTTCGAGCATTTACAGTTCTGCTCGATTTTCGTTTCCTCCGATCAAATTGAGATCACCCCACCATTCATTCCTACCGGTAATTACGATGTCCTAGCTAAAGGCGTCAGACGTGTTTATTTATCGGCAACCCTGGACTACGAGACGGACTTCGTCAGAGGTTTTGGTGTTTCGGCGGCAAATCGTATCGAACCTGATAATGATGCAGGCAACGGAGAGCGTCTGATCCTTCTAGCTAACGATTTCGAAAAGTCGGAAAATGAGAAGCTTGTCGCGAGCGAACTTTCGGAAAAGCAAAAGGTTCTGATTGCGTCTCCTTCTTACGCGAGAGCCAAGAAATGGGACACGATGGTCTCGCCCCCCAGTACGCAAGAGTTTTCTGATAGCTTAAATTTATTTCGAGACGGCAAAAAGGGGATGTTTAGTCTCGTATCTCGCGTCGATGGAATTGATCTACCGCAAGACACATGCCGGATTATGCTCATTGATGGTGCGCCCACCGGGGCAAGCTCTATGGAGCGATATCTTTTCGATGTGCTCCAGATGAACAATCTGTTTTCAATGAAACTGGCTAGTCGCGTTACACAACTTTTCGGCCGGATCAATCGTGGCCGGAGTGATTATGGTGCTTTCCTTGTCTACGGTCGTGACATCAATGTGTGGCTGAAAAACGAAAGGAATATAGCTCTACTACCTGACCTGCTTCGCAAGCAGGTGATGCTTGGTCAAAGTCTTCAAAAGGATATACCAAAAGCTACCCAAGAACAGATAGTGCAACTCGTAGATGATGTAATCGAGCGGGAGAATGGGTGGCTAGACTATTATCGCGACACGATTGATGGATTGAGCCTTTCCCAGGAAGTCTCGGAGAAGGTAAAGGAACGTGAGACCGCACTTGCGATAGGTGCCAAGGCTGAGACCGAATTTATGTCAGCACTGTGGAATGGCGACGTCCCTAGCGCAAGAAAAGCGATTATCGGTGTTCTGAACTTGGTGGCTGTTGTCGATCCGAAACTAGCAGGATGGTATTCTGTCTGGTTGGGAATGACTTATGAAATCGATGGCGACGTAGATAATGCGAACGTCCACTACACGCGTGCACGGTCAAGGCTAACGCAGCGGTTGAATTTGCCCTTCCGCGCAGTGTTTGAATCTGGTGCCTTTAAGGCTGAGGCTCAGAATGACTTCCATCAAAAACTTCTGTCTGTGTGCAATCAGGGTCCACAAGCACTAGCGGATTTTGTCGCCAAACTGCGAGCGGAGACGGACCAGTTGAGTCGCGACGACCTTTCATCTAACCAGCATGAGGAGGCGCTGAGGCGGGTAGGGGAACGGCTCGGTTTCAACGCTTCGCGTCCGGATAACGACGTCAATGCTGGACCAGACGTTGTTTGGTCGGATGAGAAAGCCAAGTATCTTATAGCTTTTGAGTTGAAGACAAAAAAAGAAAATGGGGCCGAATATTCCAAAGCGGACATAGGACAGTCTCACAACCACATTGAATGGCTAAACTCCAACTTCGAAGGATTTGCATTTGAAGGGATATTAATTGTGGGGCCGGAGGGAACCTGCTCAAATCAAGCGAGTCCTTCGGCTGACATGTGGCTCGCTACAGTCGATCACATACGGAGTTGTATTGGCCGCCTTTGCGCACGGGTGGACGATGTGCGTGGCGGCACAACTATCGCTTGTTGGACCGCGCTGAATGAGATGGGACAACTAGCTGAGTGGGAGTTGCCAGGGTTTCAAGCGCAGTTGCGGACCAAAAGAATGATTGATCTGAAGGCCTAAGCGAACCTCGCGGCGTATGCAGATCAAATTAATGCGTACGCCGACCGGATTGCATATGGGGTAACGCATTCGACATCTCCAATTTACGTGGCAACGCGCCAGCTTCCCCCCTTACCACCCGCCCCACGCCCCCTTCACAATGTTTCTGCGTTGTATGCCCCTCAAATTTCGCTAGGGCAGCACACGCGGCCCTCAGGTTGCAGGCCCTCTCCACGGTACTTCGATAAGGTACACCTCTAGCGAAGCTAACAGGATAGACAGAATAGTCTTTGAGGACGAGGCTTGTGGTTAGAAGTTCAAGCGTTCCTCTTAGCGAGGAGGAGCTGCAAAGCGCTGCTGAGTTCTTTGTTGTCCTGCTTTAGCAGGGTAATCCTCTCTACAAGCTCCGTTAGAACCAGACGCACAGCACTAGCAGCCTCTAGGCAGTCCGCATCGCTGCCTTCATGTATGCCAACGCTAAGGGCACCATGAATGGCCAAGAGGGGATTGTGGCCATCGATCAAGAGTCCTTGAGGTAAAGCCGTCTTGATTTTATCCATCGATTTCGCAAAGGCGATCTCATTCTTGGCCTCTTCGAGTTCGGTAATTAGGTCTCCAGGCGCATTCACTGTACGGCAGACTTTGATGATCTCATTGAAGATATCGTTTCTGTGGTTTTCGACAACGCGCCGGTAGTAAGCAAACGCCGCAACGCCATATCCCAGATTCTCGCACTGACGACCTTTCTTCATCAATTGCGCGTCCCTGCCAAATAGTCGTAGGACCTTGTTGGCCACTGGTATGCCAAAAGGAGGAAGCTCACCGTATTTGTATATTTTACCTGAAGGTAGTTCCTGCGGCTCAATCCACAATGAATAATATTTAGTTTCTTCGTGGCAGTCGCCGCACTTGTAGATAAGCGTCGCGGTACTTATACTGGGAGGTGGGTCTATACCGACCGCCTTACCTCTAAAGGTCCGTTCTCCGCCGCAGTTGTCGCAGTGAAGGCGCAAGTCCGGAGCATTGACCTTTGATTCCCGATACGAACCACTGAGTTGAAAGCGCCAAAGGTCCGCGACCTGTTTTGTGGAGGAAGGGTGAACCTTCTCAAGAAATTCCTTTAGGGAAATAGCGGTAGCCTCTTCTGCCGCCTGCCCGGTGACGCTTGACTCATTGTCCATTTAGAATCCCAGACATGATATTTCGTTTACGTTGAGAACATGTGACACAGTGCTCTATTCAGGTGCAATAAGCTTTCTGATCGCGGATCACTCCCCGGATCGCTAAAAGGGTGGCTCACGCGATACATCCAATTTACGTGGCAGCGGGCAGACTTCCCCCCATGGGCCAGTTGGGGGTGGCCCATCAAATATTGGACGTGGGGTAGCCCTCCACGTTTCGATATGGCGGCACCCATACACCCCTGCCTGAAGCCAGTCCCGGAAGCGTACACTCCAGCCTCCAAAGGCCACTTCGATAAGGTATGCCTCAAGCGAATCATTCCAGACCCCATCAAATCGTACTTCGATAAATGGTGTTGACAACTTAAAGCGAAGCTTTATTATCGAAGCTATCCAAAGCGAAGTATGGAGCTTCACCTCATGTTTATCCGCGCATACCTCAGAGCCTCCACCAAAGAGCAAGATGCCAGCCGCGCAAAGGCAGACCTCCAGCGGTTCGTTGATGATCGCGGTCTAAGGATTGCCGCCTCATATGTGGAGAATGAGAGCGGTGCTTCCCTCCAGCGTCCAGAACTGTTTCGCCTTCTCTCTGACTGCCAGCCGGGAGACGTGCTTCTGGTAGAGCAAGTAGACCGCCTCAGCCGTCTTAATGCCGCCGACTGGGAGAAGCTCAAGGCAGAGATTGCCGCCAAGAGGGTACGAGTGGTGGCGCTAGACCTCCCAACCTCTCATCAACTGATACAGCAAGGCGGCGACGAGTTCTCTACCCGGATGCTGGACGCCATCAACGGGATGATGCTGGACATGTTGGCCGCGATTGCCCGCAAGGACTATGAGGACAGACGTAGGCGGCAGACGCAAGGCATCGAAAAGGCGAAAGCGGCAGGGGCGTATAAGGGGAGACCTGAAGACGAGAGCCGTAACGCCGCGCTCATGGGAATGCTTCGCAAGGGCCAAACGTGGGCCAGTATCGTGGCGGCAACTGGGGTCTCCACCTCCACTCTCTCCAGACTGGCAAAGAGAATCAAGGACGAGGGCTGATTTGATGATTCGGCAACTTGCTTCTGAATGAATTCACTTTCATCTCAAACAGCTACCCTTGATGTCTGCCGTGCAAGTATGTTCAGTCTGTCGACGACAGCTTGGTGGAGTAAAGCACGATGGCCGATATCAGAGATGGGACATTATTTGTCGGCCTTTCCGGCTTTGAGCTGTCGGATCGGAGCCTGATTCTCCCAAGAGGAATGCGTATACAGGGGACCTTTGCGCACCTCATGTCGCCTCTTACCGTCGCTTTCGCAAGGCCGGAAGGAGGAGGGCCACATCCAGGGCCGTGGAAAGCAGCAAGGGGCGGTTTCGGACAGGACATTACTGCGCAACTGATGATACCCCCTCAAGCAGATCAAACTTTCAGTGGACGATTGGAAGTTGCTAAGACCCTGCTTTTTCTGATGCGGCTTTGGTCGTCCCCGGAAATTACCGCTCCTACGTTCAGCAATACGGCGTTCCGCGATATCATAGACGCGCCTGACGGCGATGCCACACTTCTGGCGTTCGAGCATAAGCCTCGATACTTCTTGCTGAAATCGGAGAAGCCGGAGACCACGGTGGATACCTTGCCTTGGGTGGCTGACAATTTCGAATCAGCGAATCGACTGATAACTACAAGCTCCGAGTTCCGCCTTGCGGCTTATACGCTAGACAGCGGACAGTTCGTAGAGAACACGGCGTTGGTGCTGGTTTCTATCTGGGGGGCGCTGGAAGCGATTTTCTCGCCTTCTAAAACCGAGTTGAGCTTCCGAGTTTCTAGTTTGATAGCAAGCTACCTCTACCCTCCCGGTGTTACTCGGCGGGACGCTCAGAGAAAAATCGCCGGTCTCTACAATAAACGATCAGCCGCTGCGCATGGAAAACCAAGCCACGGAGGACAGGACTTGCTGGAGTCTTTCGAAATACTCAGGAAAGTGCTGATTAAATTCATCCGTGATGGCGAAGTGCCGACAAAAGAGACCCTTGAGGGCAACCTTTTCGGATGTTGACGGTAGACCCAGTCGTTAAATCTAAAACAATACACCCTCGCTGAGATGAAAATGTTCTTTCGAATCACGTCGGCGCAGATATTTTGGGGGAGCGCCCTGGGGGAGCGGCACTTGGCGGAGATCACCGTAAGTGTCTGATTGTGATACGCTTTGGGGGATCAAAATGTTGATGGCGGAGAGGATGTCCGTTTACCTAGACAATATGCGTTAAATACGTATCGAACCGCTTGTTTTTTCTCCAGTTTTACGTATTTTTTCGTTATCAGGTTATGACGAAAGAGACATCGGAAATGGCGCGAAACCTACTCACTGAGACGAAAATCAAGAAGCTATCGGGCGCTGGAATCTATTGCGATGGTGACGGGCTTTTTCTGCGTATCAGAGATACCGGCTCGCGCTCGTGGGTTTTTGTATGGCGGCGGAAGGACGCTAGCGACGGAAAGATAAAGCGGCACGAAAGAGGTCTTGGCGGCTATGATAGCGGGACCGCGCCTGTCTCCCTGTCATTGGCGCGGGAAAAGGCAGCAGAACTACGCGAACAGCTTGCGAGGGGGCAAGGCGTCAGTGATCAAACCAAGACTTTCAAAGACATCATGGATATCGTCATCGACAACAAGTCAGCAGGCCTCAAGGGCGAGGCTTCCAAGGCTCAGTGGGCCATGACCCTTCGAGAATACGCCAAGCCACTCCACGGCCTGCCTCTGTCCACTCTTGCCACCTCTGATGTTGTAGCCTGTCTCGCGCCCATCTGGAATGAGAAGGTAGAGACCGCAAATCGGACCCGAAGCCGTATTTCAGCCGTCTGGCAGTATGGCAAGGCCCATGGAATGTGCAGCGGCGATGACCCAGCGGATAAGAAAGTCATCGAAATCCTCATGCCGAAGCGGACTAAGCGCATTGTGAAGAACCATGCCGCGCTTGATTACCGGGATGCACCAAAAGCGATTAAGGCCTTGCGCAAGTCCAAAGGCACAGCAGCGCGGGCTGTGGAATTCCTTGCCCTGTCAGCCGTCCGGTTCTCCGAGGCCTTGAACGCGCCTTTCAGTGAATTCGATATGAAGGAAAAGCTCTGGACGATCCCGGCAGAGAGAATGAAGGCGAGCATCCCGCATATCGTACCGCTGACCCCGCGCATGATTGAAATAATCGAAGAGCGGCGGAATCTGGCAACGTGCGATTTCCTGTTTGAAGGTCATAAGGGCGGTCAGCCGGTGACGGGTGTTGCCATGACGAAAGCCCTCCGCCTTGCGTGTGGCGACAAGGCGGCGACTCTGCACGGGCTTCGCTCTATGTTCCGCGATTGGGCCGGTAACGAAACGTCCCACGCAAGAGAAACAGCGGAAGAGTGCCTTGCTCATGCAGTCGGTAACAAGGTGGAAAGAGCCTATCGCCGGTCATCTGCTATGGATAAGAGGCGAGGACTCATGAGGGATTGGGGTGTCTATCTGGAGGGCTGAAAATAGCAACTTCATTATTTTGCATATATTGCCGAAAAGAAGGTTGACGCGCAATAATCTTGCGTGTTAGTGATCCGTCGTTGCCCGAAGCGCGGAAGCCCTGCACGTCTTGAACGTTGCCTGCATTATGCGCCGACCCCGACACAATCTTTACAATTTGAACCCTGTACCGGCTCGACCGGCTGGATATCTGCGCGGCCCAAAGGCCTTGCTGCTGCCCGCCCCGTCTCTGCTGGTGAAAGGAATCCATACGAAACAGCAAAAGGAGAACCCATGCCCATGAACGAGAATGCCCAACCGCGTCTGATTTCTGCCAAGGATGCGGCAATTGAAACGACACTCTCAACCGTCCAACTGGCCGCAATGGCCGCTGCCGGTCTATTTCCGAAACCTATCCAGATTTCAGAGCGCCGTCATGCTTACATAAGAGCCGAGGTCACAGCTTTTATTGATGCTCGAATCGCTGCCCGTACCACGCACTGACGATGGCTGAAGAGCGGAAGCGAAATCCATACCCATTTGTACTGGCATCAGAGGTAAAGCTTCGGGAGCAGGGCCGCTATATCGTCAAGGATGTAGCGAGAGTTGATGAAACGGTAATTTGGTACGGCCAACCGAAGTCCAATAAGTCCACAGTTGTTGAAGACATGCTTCTTCACGTTGCAATGGGTTGGGACTGGATGGGCCACAAGGTTCCGCGTCCGGGCCTCTGCATCTTCATAGCTGCGGAACGAGCGGAAATCACTGAAGCCCGCTTGCTAGCCTTTAGGAAGCGCCACGGTATCGACCCGGAGACGGAAATTCCATTCGTCATCATCGACCAGCGTCCGAACATGAAACGCGAAGATGACAGAGACAGGCTTGCAGACACGATTGAGGATATCGAACGTCATTTCGATATGGACGTGGCTATCATCGCAATCGACACGCTTACGCAAACCTTCGGGCCGGGGTCGCAGAACAGTGACGAAGAGATGGCATCGTATGGCCGTGGTTGCGTGGAGCTTAGGCGGTTCTTCAGCAATTGCCATCTGATTATCATCCACCATGAGCGGAAGGTATCTCAGGGCGAGGACAAGGCAGGGAATGGACCGAAGGGCGCGACGGACCTTTTAGGCATCGTGGAAGGCGCAATTCAAGTGCGCGTCGAGGGCGACCCGGAAGAGCGATACCGCGAAGTGCATGTCTACGCGCACAATGCCATGCAGGCCGGTTTCCTCATGTCGTTCTCATTCGAACCGGTTCATATCGGCAAGCATGTCGATCCTGAGACAGACGAGGAAACGGAAGTCTTTGACGTGGTGGCCTTTGCCGTTGATCGAAAAGAGGGCGGGCAGTCGCCGCGTAGCGGTGAAAAGGATGCAGAGAAGAACAGTCCGCAAGTGCAGTCGGATGCGATGGAAATTCTCGATATTATTGAGGAAGTGACCAACGACAGGAAGGACAAGGCTGACCGGGATGGCAAGGATTATCACCCCGGAAATGACCTTGTGGGCAGGGAGCTAATCAAGGAAATTTTCGAGGGGCGTTACCATGGTGTCACCATGCAACGAAACAGGTTCAAACGGGCAATTGATAAGGCCTTGCGGATGAAAATCATAGGTTCGGGCATCTATGACAAGACATCATATAGGTCATTGAAAAATAAAGAAAATTTGGATTAGCGTTACCATTTGCGTAACGGTAACGGTAGGTAACGGTAACGGCGCGTCACAGGCGTTACGGTTGGGGTATAGGGTTTATCCCTATCCCCCCCGACGGTAACGATTGGCTAAAGGAAAACGAAAGGAGAATTGGAGATGAATACACACACTGAAAATATGCAGGTCATTAACGCGCTGGTAGGAAAGCCGGTCCGGTGGGATAGCGGCCTAGGCGAGTCAGACGAAAAGGTGCTGACCATCCTACGCAAGCGGACGGAACCGGCTTCACCTATCATGCTGGCCCGTCTGACCGGCTACACGAGACATGAGGTGAATTCTTGCCTCTTGCGCTTGAAGCGTCGTGACCTCGCGGAGACTGTCAGCCATGGCTCGTGGGTGTCGGCATGAAGTACGGCAATCTGAACAGACAGGTGTTTGCGCACAACAGCCGGGATAAGCGCGGGCATAAGCAGCAGCAGCCAATCCCGGTGAAGGTGATCAAGGTTCGGGCTACGCCCGCTGCCCGCCCCTCATGAGCAAATGGCCCTATTGCACGGCGCAGTGGCAAAGGCTCAGACAGGCCAAGCTAATGCAGACGCCGGTTTGCGAACCGTGCCGTGCGCGTGGTGTGATCGAACTGGCTGACGTTGTAGATCATGACAAGGCCATCAATGCAGGCGGTCTAGCCTTTCCACCAATGGAGGGCCTAACCAGCATGTGTGCAAGCTGCCATAACCGCAAGACCAACGCGAAGGACAGACGCACTGCCAAGACAGGCAAGAGCAGCGGCTTCAGGCGGGCTTGGGCTGGCTTCGACGTGGATGGCAACCCGATTGACCCTGAAGGCTGGAATGACGCCTGACGGGCCTCTCTGGCCGAATGCAGGACCGGGGGGCATCCAAAGACGAGAGTCAACGTCTCTGGGATCGGCGTGGGGCATTCGCAAAGACTTAGTTTCAAATATTTTGATCGAAAAAAGAAAAGGATCAAAAAAAATGATGTGAAAGGAGACAGGATATGGGCCGTCGTGGACCCGGCGCGAAGCCGAAAGCATCCGGTAAGACCGGAGATATCATGAGTGTGGCGGGCAGCACGCACCGTCAGGTGCTTCCTTGGGACGAACCGGGGCTATCTCGTCTTGAAGCCGTCGTAGCATTCGTCAATGACATGAAAATTACGCAGGGAATCTACGCGGGCAAAACGATGCAGTTGCGAGACTGGCAAATAAACGAGTTTCTTGCGCCGATCTACGCGACTGACGAGTATGGACGCCGCCCTGTACGAACCGCCGTCCTGTCCATGGGCCGAAAGAACGGAAAGACCGGATTGAGCGCGGCGCTCGCGCTTTGCCATCTTGTCGGACCTGAAGCGGAACAGCGCGGGGAATTGTATTTTGGCGCGATGGACAAGATTCAGGCCGGTAAGGCTTGGGCGGAATGTAAGGCGATGCTGGAGGCCCATGTCGAGCTTTCGGAACGTGTGAACATTATCAAGTTCTCAAAGGAAATCGAAGTGGAGGCCGGTTATCCCGGTGCTGGCTCCGTTTTGAAAGCCGTGAGCGCCGATGCCGATTCCAAGCTTGGTTTGTCGCCCTCATTCTTCCTTGCTGATGAGGCGGGCTACTGGCCGAAGCGCGATCTTTTTGACGCCATGGACAGTGCGTTGGGAGCGCGTGATGAGCCTCTTGTGGTAGTCATTTCCACACAGGCGAAAGACGACACGCACTTTTTCTCGGAAATGATCGATTATGGGTTGAAGGTTAAGACGGGCGAGATTGAAGACGAAAGCTTCCATCTAGCCTTGTTCACGACGGACCCGGACGACGATCCTTGGATTTATGAGACTTGGATAAAGGCCAATCCAGCGTTAGGCGACTTCCTGCAACTGGAGCAAGTCGAGCGCATGGCGGGGCAAGCAAAGCGGATTCCATCGAAGGAAGCGGACTTCCGAAACAAGATTCTCAACGAGCGGATTGACGGCACCGTCCGATTCATCGCGGCTCGCGAATGGAACGATTGCGACCTAGGCCCGATTGACGAATCCGCGCTTGAAGGTCGGGAGTGCTATGGCGCTCTTGACCTATCGGCGGCGCGTGACTTGACGGCGTTCGTTCTCGTATTCCCGGAAGAGGATGGCCGGTTCACTGTCTTGCCACGGTTCTTTCTGCCGGAGTTCGATATCGCCGGGAAAAGCGAAAATGACCGCGTTCCTTACGACATATGGGCGCGTCAGGAGTCGTCTAGGCTCACGTTGTTGCCGGGAAAGGTCATCGATCCGCAGGCCGTTGCGGAATATATCGCTGATGAGGCTGGCCGGTTCGATATCAAGGAAATTGCTTTCGACCGCTGGCGGATAGAAGACTTGCGGCGTGAACTGGCAAAGGCTTCGATTGATTTGCCGCTTCAGCCGTTCGGGCAGGGCTACAAGGATATGAGTCCTGCCGTGGATATGCTGGAGGTCGCCGTCGCGCAACAGAAGGTGAATCACGCCGGGAACCCGCTCATGAAAATGTGCGCGGCCAACGCGGTGATAACGAAAGACCCGTCCGGCGCACGAAAACTAGATAAGAGCAAAGCTAGCGGGCGCATTGACGGGCTTGTGGCTCTGGCGATGGCATTGCAAACTGCTGCGCGACATGACGAAGACAATGCTCTTCCGGCGTGTCTTATGGAGGATGCTTAAAAGGAGGAATAAATGGTCTTAGTTGGAAAAGCATATTCAATCTTGGCAGACGGCCTTGTTGATTTACTTGCTCCGGGAGAAAGTACACACGCCTTAATAGACTACGTTTGTACTAACGAAAATTCTGAACGATTTCGCTTCGAGCCTGTTCAGTACCCTGAAGGGGGACTTCCAGAGGGAAGAGTACAAGGAAAGGAAGGTTTCGACATGTCTTTTGATGACATTCTAAAGCATAAATTCATCGAGAATGAAGAACTAACCGAAAAAATTCGGTCGGGTGTTTTGTCAAGCAAACGATGAAGAAATAAATCCAGTTGCTTTTCGCGATTTACTGTTGATCGCCAAGTGAAACCGAGTATAACCACAATCACCGGACGGACGAAGAGAAGCGCCCGTTCGGATCAACCACAATCTTGGAGAATACAAGAACCGGACACGGAAGGAGAACCTATGACTTCACGAGCAGACCTTAATGAGCAGCGCGACGATATCGAACATCATCTGCTGTTTTTGATTTCAGACGGAGCCAAAGCCATCGCATCCGACAAAGAGGATGACTGGAAGGCTGGCGAAGAGCTATTAGAGCGGGCGAGCAAACTAATTGCCCCGCTGTCGTATCTCGAAAACATCATTTCACGACAAGCCGTTTGAACGGTTCCCCCTGAGAGGGCGGGCCGCTGACAGCGTAGCTGTCGAATAACCAGCCGTTCCACGCGAACGGCATCAACCAACCATAACATTGTTGCGCCTACCCAACCGAGCAATTCCGCATCGGCGTGGCTCTTTGCGCGCTTATCCAGAAAAGGAGACTATATTTGACCAATCTTTTCCACCTCCGTGAAACACGCTCGACCAAACTCGCAGCCATCAAGGCTCTTGGCGACAACCCGGATACCGCCGCTTTCACGGCACTGGAAACCGAAATCCGCTCTCTTGACGGTCAGATCAAGAATGCAGCAACCATCGCAGAATTCGAGCGTCACGAAGCCGCACCGCAGGGTGACGCCATGGCCCGCGAACTGCGGTCCTACTCTGTCTCCAAGGCGATCCGTGAAGGCAACGGCGATAGCCTGACCGGCGTTGAGCGCGAAGTGCATGACGAACTGTCCAAGGGTCGCGAAGTGCGCGGCGTGATGGTTCCTACCTCGCTCATCTTCGGTGAGGAAAACCGCGCCATGCTGACGACTGGCACCGCTGGCAATACCGTCGCAACGAACATGGGTGGCCTGATTGACCGCCTTCGTCCTGTAATGGCTGTCCAGTCTCTCGGCGCTACCATCATTTCCGGCCTGAGTGGCAACCTCGACCTGCCGCGACTCGTCTCCGGTCCAAATGCTGTTTGGGTGAACGAAGACGAACCGACAACGGCCAGCGATGCGACCTTTGACAAGGTGTCGCTGTCTCCGAAGACGGTTTCCGGCGAAATGTACCTGTCCCGCCGCTTGCTGCTTCAGAACGGCGTTGCGCTCGAAAACGTGCTTCGTCAGGACTTGGCTTTCGTTCTTGCACAGGCTCTCGACAAGGCCGCTATCAACGGCACCGCTGCCGCAAAGCAGCCGGTCGGCATCCTTACGCAGATTCCGGAAAGCGCGACCACAGCAACGGACTTGAGCGACATTGCAGCGGACCTTATCGCGGCGCTTCAGATTGACGACGTGACCGGCACCACGGGCTTCTTGACCAATCCAGCGTTGATGGCTGTTGCCCGTAAGCTGAAGGACGGTCAGCAGCGCAATCTTAGCACCGCTGAAACGTTCCATAATGAGCGAGTCGTTGCTACGAATCAGGTTCCGACGATTGCCGGTGAAAACCCGCTGATCTTCGGGGCATGGGCAAACCTCATGATTGGTTACTGGAGCGGCGTGGACATTCTCGCCAACCCGTACACCGACGCCTCTAAGGGCGGTCTGCGCCTGCATGCGTTCCTTGATGCCGACGTTGCCGTGCGCCACCCTGAAGCATTCGCATGGAAGGCCGTCGCCTAATATGGCGGCTGTCTCGCTGGCCGAGGCTAAGACTCACCTCCGCGTAGATTACGCGGAGGATGACACTTACGTCTCAGGTTTGATTCTTGCGGCTGAAGGCTACGTTTCGGAAATCGGCGTCACCATCGCCAGTCCGGCACAGCCTCCCGTAAAACACGCAATCCTCCTTTTGGTCGGCCATTGGTATTCGTACCGCGAAGCCGCAGCGGAGAAACCACCACAAGCAATCGCATTCGGCGTTGACGCCCTTGTGCAGCCATTCAGGGAGGTATCATTTTGAGCAACTTTGAAAAACGAGCGGCAACCGACGTTAAGGCCGTAGGAAAGAAACTGACCGGATACGTCGCCACATTCGGACATGAAACCCGGATTGGTGATTTCAGCGAAGTGATTCAGGCCGGTGCTTTCGGGGCTTCGCTTCGTTCCAATCCTGACATTCTCGCGCTTGTCGATCATGACCCCGGCAAGGTTTTGGGCCGTAGTGGGTCGGGTAGCCTGATCCTCGCAGAGGATCAAACAGGTCTCCGGTTCGAACTGGACCTTCCAGATACACAGCTAGGCCGTGATGTCGCTGCGCTCGCTGCCCGCTCTGATATTGGCGGAATGAGCTTCGGTTTCAACGTCCCGGAAGGCGGAGACGAATGGCATGGCGAGCGCCGGACCTTGAAAGCCATTGACCTTCGCGAAATCAGCGTTGTTCAAGCGTTCCCGGCTTATTCCGGCACGTCGCTTGCTGTCCGGTCGCGCAAGCCAATGACAGACGCGCAACGTCGTATTCGAATCTTGGAACTGGAAGGAGGTGCGTATGTGGCCGTTTAAGACACAAGAAACACGGGCCGTTGCGTCCAGCGATCCGTTCCTAGGCCAATTCCTTGGAGCGCGCTGGCAGGCCCGTGCAGACATCGAGAAGGCAAGCGGTCATGCCGTCGCCCATCGGTGCATTCAGCTTGTCGCGGAGCAATTGGCGGCGGTCCCGTTGAAGGTCTACCGTAAAACGGATGACGGTGGCCGGGAAACGGCTTCCGACCATTCGCTTTATACAGTGCTGAAGGATTCGTTTTCGCCCTTCCTGACCGCGTTTGAAGGCCGGGAATGGATGAATGTGGCGGCGCTGATGTACGGCAATGCCTATGCTCGGATCGAACGGAATGGCCGCAGCCAGATTATCGCGCTGCATCCTATTCCGTCGCCTTCCGTCACGGTGGAGCGGCTTTCAACTGGACGCCTTCGCTACAAGGTCGCATTGCAGAACGGCGGAACGCAGACGTACACGCAAGACGAAATCCTGCATGTGCGTTACCGGACCACAGACGGCGTTCTAGGCCTTTCGCCTATCCAGATCGCAAACGCTACTTTCGGGCTGGCCTTGGCTCAACAGGACACGGCAGGCGCGGCAGCGGAAAACAACTTCCGTCCGGCTGGCGCAATGGTGTTTCCTGAAAAGCTTTCCGGCAATGGTAAGGAAGGCGCTATCGCGAAGTTTAAGGAACGCTTCGTAGGACAGATGAAGGCCGGTGAGGTCATGATTCTTGACGGTGGAGCGAAATTCGAGACTTTCCAGTTCTCTTCAAAGGACTCGGAATTCCTCGAAAGCCGCAAGCTGTCTAATCTGGATATCTGCCGCGTGTATGGCGTCCCGCCTTCCGCAGTCGGTATCACAGACGATGCGACCTACAGCAACATTGGTGAAGAAAGCCGCGCTCTCGTGACTCGAGTCCTTGCACCATGGGCGAAGCGAATCGAAAGCGTCTACAACGTCACGCTGCTTTCGCCTGAAGCTCGTAAGACACATTATATAGAGCATGACCTTTCCGGCCTGCTTCGTGGTGATCTTTCGACGCGATACGCTGCTTACAAGATTGGCCGTGAAGCTGGCTTCCTGTCGGTCGATGAGATTCGCGGCTTTGAAAACATGAGCAAGGTCGAAGGCGGCGATACGTACATGGAGCCGTTGAACATGTCCCGTCTTGGCATGTCACAAAATGCCCAGGCATCGCAGGTGCAGCAATGACCGGGGGCGGCGATCTTCGCCGTTCCTTCGGCTTCTGGCAACCGACGCAAGGTAATGACGGCTTCGGGGGTGTGGTCGCTGGCCCACCCGCCATGCGGTTTACGACGGCTGGCCGGTTCCGCGTTCTGAATGGTGATGAGATTTACCTAAACGGCGTGGTGAGCGGCAAGAGGACGGTGGAAGTCACCATCCGCATGCAGCCGAAGTCAAAGACGGTCAACACGACATGGTTCATGCGCGATACCCGCGATAACCGCAGATACAATATCAAGCTAATGACGCCTTCAGAGAAAGGGGATTTCATTACATTTCGAGCAGAGGAGGGAACACC